GAGATCCATTTCTTGATACTTATCCCGCTCTTAATTATCCAAATTGGGTAATGCTGTCTTATGGAAATGTTGATAATGGACGGGTGGCACTTTCCGCGTGGCCTTTTACTTTTTACCTTGCAGGCACTGGCTACACATCTTGCTTTATTGCGTCCAACGGATATATTACATTTGGAGCTGGATCATTTATCAGCACCGGGCTAAGCGCTAGTGTGCCAGCGCTGCCCAAGGTTATGTTTGGCAGTGATAACCTTTCTTATCAGACGGTTTATTTCAGAAAAGAATCAAATTATGTTGCTATCCGGTGGGAGGGATGCGAAAATAGCACCGGCGCAAGCCCAGGCCTCTCCACTAGAGTTGTAGAGATAACTTTCTGGAAGCCTGGAGCTAGCACCCAGTTGATAGAAGTTAGGACTGGAATTTTTGCCGGAGCAAATTCAGCACAGCCGTTCCTTGTTGCATCTGAAAGTGCGTCGTATGCTTCGGCAACAACATTAGGGGCCAACCAAAACTGGGTATTTGAAGGGAATCTCACGGGAACAAGTTGGACCCTGTATTCAAACAGCTACGTCTACGGCTAGGAAAACTAAAGCAGTGAGAATTGCAAGCACATGCCAGTCGCTATGGTTCAGAGCCCGTTTGAGGCGGGTCGCTTGTTTGCCGGAGAGTATGCGGGCAAGAAAGCAAGGCTATGCTTGGCTAGCACCACCTCTGGCTCGCCTGGCATAAATTCAACAACTTCTCAGTGGGATGCAGTAGAGCTAACGGGAACTGGTTACGCCAGATTTCAATGGACAATTCCAACCGGCAGTTACAATAGTACAACTGGGAGATGGGAGGTTCCAGCTCAGCTTGCTTCTTATACTGCAACAGCTGGTGGCTCAGGCCTTACTTGGAATGCCGCTTATTTAGTGATTGGCGCAACTGATGTTTCCACAGGGTTAACAGTGTGGAATACAGGAGTTTCGTTTGTGCTAACCGAAAGCCCAGCCGTGACCTTGCCAGCTGGCCAAGCACGCGGCTATAGCGTGCAATTATTTAGCGCAGGCTTCCTGGTTACGGCTTGACCAGGAAAGCTCAGGCAAGCGGTGGCAGTCATGGACGTTCTCATTTCGCCGGATGCACTGGGAAAGCAGATGCAGCTTGCCTACGAAGGCAAGAGCTACAGAATGCTTTTGGCCTACCGCAATGGAGCAACACTGACGCAGGCCAGCCTGATGAGCGCCTGGAATGCGGTGAAGTTGTCGGCAGCAAATGGGTACGCAGAAAAAACCGGCACCATCGGGAATGGTAGCTGGAACAGCGGCAATGCAAGGTATGAGCTGCCCCAGTTCCAGATGGCGTTGACCGCTTCTGGGGCTGGGTTCACGTATGACGCGATTGTGCTTCAGGTGGACAACAGAACCTACCCCGATCGGGTTGTGCTATTACCGACACCCGATACATTGCAAGCTGGAGTAAGCAAGACATACGTCCTTCTGCTTGCACAGGGATGAGCCTGATTGTTGACATCAATCCGGTGCCCTGGAAAATCCTGGAACTGGTTAGAGCGCGGATCCTTAAGAATAGGGCAAAAAAAGCAAAAGACGGCAGTGATTTTTCAAAGGAGACAGTCAAACGCGTATCAAGTCTGCAAGTTGGGCCGTTGTCAAAAAAACGAAAAGAAGAATCAAGTTTTGTGTTGGATTCAGGAATTCATTATTCAATAACCATTATTGATGAAGACGACAACACGGCTCAAAACTTGCAGGACATTGACTGGAGCGCTTGGAGCGACAAAACAATTTTTCAGTTTCAAGATGAGCTGACCGGGGATCAGCAGCTTACATATCTTGCTAGTCGGGAAGACAAGATGTTTATCTTGTTAATCCCAAATAACAATGTTAACGCGTTAATGTATTACCCCATACAGTGGCCAAGGTTGGCTGGATCAACAAGTCAAGATCCATATGGTGTGGCAATTTTAGTGGCTAGGTCTGTCGGATCGTCAAACTATTATGCGCTTATTCAGGATGCAACAGGGGTTTCCTGGTCAAGCGTTGAAAGCGTTTACATTGCGGTTGACGCTAGCGGATCAATGACCAGAGACACTGTTGCTGCCGATTTAGATTATTTTCGCAATAATTTATCTAATTCGCAAATCCCATTTATGGAGATTCAATTTGGAGAGGAACGGTGGATTTATCCGCATTCGGGACCCAGTTAATGCAGTCACGTCAACCATCATCCCTCGAAGCCCTCCTAGAGACCGTGCAAACCCGCCAGCTGGCCAACCGCATGGCTGCCGCCGAAAGGGAGCAAGAGCGACGTCAGCGACCTAAGCCACAGGCCACCCGCTAAGCCGGAAAGCTCCGGGGTAGTTCGCGGGCGTGATGCCCCGACAGATGACCAAGCGATGGTTTGAAGTTCTCCAAAGCCCTGAGCCCGGCAGTGAGGGCGGAGATGGCACCGGAGCACCGGCAGGGGGCACAAGTGCTCCCACCGGTAATGGCGACGGCGAAGGTGATGACCTGTCCCGCCTGCGCCACACCCTCCAGCGTGAGCGGGACGCCAACCGCGAGAAAGATCGCCGCCTTGGGGCCCTGGAAGCGCAGCTGAAGGAGCTGACCACCACCAACCCTGACGCGGTGCGGGCAGCCGAGGCCAAGGCCCAGCAGGCCCTGCAGGAACGGCAGTTGATCGAGGAGCGCTCCCGCCTAGAACGGGAGGCAATCGAGTCCAAGTACAGCACCCAGCTGCAGCAGGCCAACGCTGAGCTGCAGACCGAGCGGGAGGCCCGCCAGCGGGAGCTTGTGCGGGTGCAGGCCGAGAAGGCGTTCATCGGCGCCAAGGGCTCGATCGTGGCCAGCACCATCGACGGCTCCACCCCCTTTGATTCGGTCTGGAGTCGCTTCGGGGGGCACTTCCGAATTGAGGACGGCGCCCTGGTGGTGGTCGATTCCAAGGGCAACCCTGAGATCGACAGCGAAACCGGCAAGCGGTTTGAACCTGTGAAGTGGCTGGGCCGGCTTCAGTCTGATCCCGTCTGGGGCCGCAACTTTGAGCCCGCCATGGGCAGTGGATCCGGGGCCCGCAGCAGCCGTGATGGGCGAGTCAGCAGCGGCAAGGACCTGATGACCCAACCCCTCGGCTCGCTGTTCTCCGACGCGTTTGGCGGCGCGGCTTAGAGGGCTGGGAAATATCGAGCAACAGGGATCGACCGATGGCGTGATGCCCAGGTCGGTCCCACATCAATCAGCACGGCGTGATGCCCTGCCGTGAATCAACCGGCGTGATGCCACCCCCGACCTTCACCTGAATTTCCCCCAATGGGATTAACCATTCTGGAGGCCGCCAAGCAGGAGACCAATCCTCAACGGGTGGCCGTTATTCGTGAGCTTGCTGAAAGCGAGCTGATCAGCATCATGCCGTTCCGCAATGTGCAGGGCGGTCTCGACTATGCCGTGGAAGCTGAGCTTCCCGCCGTTGGCTTCCGTGGGTACAACGAGACCTATGACGAAAGCTACGGCGTCATCAACCCGCAGTATGAGCGCCTGAAGTTCTTCGGTGGTGACATCGATGTGGACATTCAGCGCATCAAGAACTACGGGCCCCAGGCCAAGGCCGAGCAGATCCAGATGAAGGTCCGCTCGATGCGGCTCACCTTTGAGGATTACGTGATCAACGGCGATGAGTCGGCTGATCCCCGTGCCTTTGATGGCCTCAAGGCCCGCGTGAACGTCGGCAGCTCTCAAGCTGTCAACGTCAACGGCGCCCTGTCGCTGACGGCTCTTGATGAACTGATCGATGCTGTCGATGGCGACGGCAAGATCCTGTTGATGAACAAGAAGATGCGTCGGCGCCTCTCGGCCGCCAGCCGCAACACCAGTATTGGTGGCTTCATGTCTTACGAGCAGGATACCTTTGGTCGTCGGGTCAGCTTCTACAACGATGCCCGCATCGTGGTAACTGACACCAACGCCCAGAACGTGCAGATCCAAGGTTTCACCGAAACCTCCAGCTCCACCAGTATCTACTGCGTGGCGTTTGGCGATCTGCAGACCACCGGCATCCAGGGCCCAGCCGCCCAGGGATACGGGATCGACATCCGGGAATTCGGCGAGGTGTCCGACGCTCCCGTCGACCGCACCCGGATCGACTGGTCGATTGGCATGGCGATCATGAATGGCCGCTCTGCCGCTCGTGCCTACGGGATCACCGATGCTGCGGTGACCGCTTGATCATCGCCCCATCCATTCATTCCCTGAGGTATTGATTCATGGCTCGTTCTACTGGTCTTGCCGCTCGGCGGGGCTATCAACTGGATGCTGAAACCATCCTTCTCGGTGCTGTCAAGGCTGGCCCCCGTGGCCGTGCTGCTGAGACCCGCACCGGCGCTGCCCGTTTGCTCACCACCAACCTGGCCGCCCAGGATGAGTGGAAGCTGATCGCTGCCGGTAGCTCCAGCAACTCCGCTGGTGGCTACGTGCTCCAGGCTGCCCACGTTGCCGAGGGTGCTGCCCTTGCGTCTGCGTCTGCCTACGCCAACATCGGCGTGATCACTGCCACTGCGGGGCAGATCAATGAGATCGCCGTCAGCGGCAAGCAGATCCGTGAGGCCGTCCGGGTTGCCGGTTCGGTCACTGGTGATGTGCGGGTCGCTGCTGTTCGGTTGCGTCCTGGCACCGGCACACTGAGCATCAGCAACGTGGCGCTCACCTCCAACGTGGCGACCATCACCCTGTCTGCTGCTCACACCATGCTGGTGGGTGAGATCGTCACCGTGGGTTGCTCCAACCCGCTGGTGAACGGCACCTTCACCATCACGGCGGTGACATCCACCACCTTCAGCTACGCCTCGACCCAGAGCAACATCACCAGCGCTTCGGCGACTGGCACCGTGACCAACGGCGCTGCTGCCCCGGTTGGCACCAACACGGTGGCCCTGGTTCCTGGCGAGTGAGCCGCTAGGCGGTTTGTGTTTCACCTAGGGCCCTACGGGGCCCTTTCCACTATGGAGGCCCCATGAATTTCCCGATTGGCTACGGCATCGACCAGAAGCAACCCCAACAGGTGACAGGTGAGCCCGAGGCCCAGGAGCCCCCTGTGGAGCCTGCCTGCCCAATGCCGACCCGGAAGCGGGCACGGGTGAAGGGTGGGCAGTTTGCTGCTGATGACCCCAAGA